GCGCTTGTTGGTATCGTCCCAATAGACGAGCGCGCCGACCGTCCAGGCCTGCGAGCCGATCTTGGTCAGTTCGAACACGCCGGTGAGATCGAGCGCGACATCGGCGGCGAGCGCGGCATCGTTGGTGGCGACGCCGAACAGTTGGCCGACCTTCGCGCCCTGGCCGGAAGTGAGCGCATAGGGCGCGGGCACCACCACGGTGTTGCCTGCCTGAATGAAGTTCCGCATGAGCTGGGTCTCCTTGAGTTCGGGTTAGGGTCGCGCCGCCATCAGACGCCGGCGTTGAAGAACAGGCCGCGGAAGTCGATCGCCTTCGCGGCGAAGTCGTGCCTGATCTTGAACTCCACGCCATCGACCTCGAACCCGACGCGCTGGTCGAGGAAGGGCTCGGACTGGCCTTCGAGGCGGCAATACTCGATCGTGTCTATGGTCGCGGGATCAGCCGCCAGCCACCAGCGCTGCGGACCCGCCGTGTTGAAGAGGCGCGGCTCTTCGATCACATCGAAGGCGTTGGCGTAGGGGTTGACCTGAGATGCCTGGGCAGGCGTCGTCTGGGCGATGATCTTGCGGGCCTCGATCGCCCGAGTGCCCGGCGCCACCAGAATATAGCGCGGGTAGTTGTTGATGATCTGATCGCCGGTGACGCCGGCCGGCGTCATCTCGCGCTGCTGCGTCATCAGTTCGATCGCCTGCGTGAGCGAGGCTTCGGTGATCGCCGCCGCCGTGCCCTGGTTGGCGCGGCCCGCTGCTGCTGAGAACAGGGTGACGCCGTCGGCCAGGAGCGGGTTCGAGAGAATCTCGTTGTAGACGAGCCCGCTTTCGAGATCGGAAGCCTTCATGCCCGACGTGCCGAGCGCCCGGTCGAAGGCGCGCAGATCGTCATTGACGATGGCCTGCCGGGTGAGAGCAACGATGCGGCCGAAGGTGGCGAGGCGATAGGTTTCCCGGCTTTCCGCGATTGTGCCATAGCTGAACTCGGCGCCTTCCATCACCGGCAGCAGGCCGGGGAAGTTACCGATCTGGGTCGGGAACAGCGGCTTGAAGTCGGTTGTGGTGATCCCGCGCGTCCAGCGCTCGAAGGTGCGCGGTGCGGTCGTATAGGCCTGCCGCAGACGCTTGCCCGCAACATTGGCGAGGATCAGCGGAAAATCGCTGGTGCCATGCGGCCCGGCATTACGGAGCGCGAGCTGCACCACCTCGTTCGCGGTCATGCCGCGGGTGCGGACGCCGACTTGTTGCAGTGTCTCGCGGGCGATCTCGACCAGCGACATGCCGCGATATTCCCGGGCGCGATCCGGCAGAGCGTTCGCCGTAGGGGCGAGGCGATGGGCAATCGCTTCGGTGATGGCTTCGCGCCGGGTGACGGTTGCATCGAGCCCGCCTGCCGGGAAGGAGACGGCAGTGTGGCCGACGCCGCGCTCATCACGTTCGGCGAGCTTGTCGAGAATGACGCGGCGGGCTTCCTCGATGGCAACGCCGCGCGTGACGAGATCATCGGCAAAGGCGCGCTCGAGCCGGAAGCGATCGGCAAGGCCGAAAATGGCTGCAACACGCTCGCGCTCTTCAGCGCGAACCTGATCGGCATTCGGCCCGGCAACCGGCGGATCGGGCGGCGCCGGATTGGCGCGCTCGTTGGCGGGAGTGGAGGGCGTTTCGGGCGCGGCTTCACGGGTCTGGACAGGTTCGTCCATGGCGGCAGTCTCCATCGTTCGGGTGTGGGAAGTGACGAGTTCAAAGGGAAAGGTCGGCGCCTCGTCCGCAGCACGGACTTGCGCTCCTCGATCGGCGCCGACGGCGACGAAGGACAGCTCATGCGGCGTCCAGCGTTCGACGAACCAGCGTTCGGGTTCGCCGACCCGTTCGGGCCTCTCGATCCGAACCTTGTCGATGCGGTAGCCGACCGAGATGTTGCGAACGATCCCGTCAGTCACGAGCGCGAACAGGCGATCGGCGGCTTCATCGACGCCGGGTTTCGGAAAGCGCAAGCTTGCGCGGCCTTCGCCCTTGTCGATCCAGGCGCGTTCGACGACGCCGACAATCGCGCGCGTCGTCCATTGCGAATGGCTGTCCAGCACCGGCGCGCCGGCATCAAGGCGAGAGAGATCAACCGCATCGCGCGAGACCACGAGGATTTCCTCGTAATCGATCGCGGCATCAAAGCCCGTCCAGCGACGGCGGCGCACGGACGCCCCGGTGGTCCAGACGACTTCGACGGTTCGGGTCTCGGCTTCGATGGAGGCGACCGGCGCAAGCCGGGTCTGCATCGGCAACGCATTCGCCATAGGCGGCGCAGCGCGCGAAGGCGGTTGAGCAGGTTTCATGGTGTCCTCGAAGTGGATCAGTCGCCGGGCTTGGGCTTCGACTTGCCCGGCTGCTCGTTGTCGGCAGAGTCGCTGGTCGGGTCGTTCGGATCGGGCTGCGCCGTGCCGGCCTTGGTCATCATGCGCGGATCGCTATCGAGCACGATCTTCAGCCGATCGAGCAGCGCATTCATTTCCGCGATTTCGTTCAGCTGCGAGGCCGGGTCGTAACCCTGCCGGGCGATGGCCTGGGCAAGAGTCATGGTGCCCGAGCGCAACATCAAGAGATCGGCCTGGGCGTCCTTCAGGGGATCGACGGCTTCGAAGCGCGGCGGTTGCCATTCGACCTTGACCGCCGGGTTCGGGATCAGGCCAGCGACCCAAGCCGCCTCGGTGAACCAGCGCCAGACCGGTTCGCAAAAGCCCGGGATCACCAATTGCCATTGCAGGGCATCGACCATGCGCCGGAATTCGACGAGACCGCCGCGCAGGCTCGAATAGTTGACCTGAGACAGATCGCCGGTGAGCAATTCGTAAGGCACGCGGTATCCGGCGGCGATGATGTGCAGCTGCGCCCGCAGCCATTCCGAGACGCCAGCCGTTGAAGCGGGCTGGTTGAACTTGATGTCCTTGCCGCCGCGCGCATAGGCGATCAGGCCGGGCTCGAACTGCTCAATAGTCTTGCCTTCGGCATCGACGACGGTCGGCGCCACGCCCTGATCGGCTTCATCCGCGCCGAGCACCACGCCGACAAGGCAGGCTTCGGTTTTCTTGCGCACCAGTTCGGCATTGGTCCAATCATCGAGATCGCGCATCGCCCGCATGGCCGGCGCGCCCCAGGGCACGCCGCGGCTTTGCACGCGCTGGCGTTCGAACAGATGGGCGATACCATCCGCAGGAACGCGCGCCGAAGTGAGGCTGCGCGACAGCGGCACGCTGGTGTCGCCGGGATGATCGGGAAACAGCCAATAGGCGCGGCGTCGACCGATGGCGTCATATTCGATGCCGCGCACGATCCGCCCGCCATCGGGCAACGCCGCAATCTTGGTGTCGTCGAGGTGATCAGCTTCGAGAAGCTGAAGCTGCACCGGCACCGGCAGCTTGTCCTCGGTGCGCCGGATGCGGCGGCGCAGAAACACGTCGCCGCCTTCGATCATCTCGCGGACAGCAAGCGTGGTCAGGCCATGGAAATCAGCGAGGCCATCGGCGTCGCTGCGCGAAGACCAAGCCTCCCAGAGTTCATTGATCCGGTTGTCGAGGGCATCGGTTCCTGTTGCCGCGCGAGGTCTGATCCCGGCGCCGACGATGTTGTTCACGAGCACCGCCACGGCCTTCGCCGCATGCGGATTGTTGCGCGTCAGATCCCGCATGCGGTCGCGAAGCCGCGCCGCGCCGGAAGCGATCTCGCCATCGGCGGAGCTGGATGACGACCGCCAGCCATCGGTGCGTCGCCCGACCGCTGCGCCATCATAAGCGCGCGCCAGCTTCTCGAACGCTTGGCGTTCCAGAAGGCGCTTGCGAGCGGCGCCCGGCGCGACGCTGGCGAGGGCGCGATCGATCCAGTTCGCGGCCATCAGCGATCACCGCGGCCGAAGCTGGCAAATCCGGCGATGGGGCGCGGATTGCCGGAGGTGGCGGCGATCTCGGTCTCGATGGTGCGGATGCGCTTCAGGAGATCGTCCGCCGAGCCATATTCGACAGTCTTGCCGTCATAGGTGACGCGCAACGTTCCGCCCGCGAAGGCGCGCTTCAGCGCATCGAGTTCGGTCTGCGTCCAGGGCATCGGAAATCCCGCGAGAATTTAGAACCATTTGTCGCGCCGTCCGAGCCAGTCGGAGCGGCGCACGGGCGCGGTCATGGGCGTGAGGCCGCGCTGATCGACGGGCCGCGCTTCGTCCTCGGCTGCGACCCGAAGCTCTTCTTCGAGCGCGCCGAACTTGGCGTCGTCGAAGCGGTCGATCCCGAGCAGCCACGCGGCGGCGCGGGCATAGACCCGGCAATCCAGCGCCTCGTTGCGCTCGCGCATCTGTCGCCATTCGAGTTTCGAGAAGCCGCGCCGGTCACGCACCGTCACCAGTTGCTCGGCGACAAGCTGCTTCACCCATTCGGCGGTGACGCTTTTCGGCAGATGCACGAAGCCGTCGGGAAACGGCGTGTCTACGGCGAGTTCTTCATCGGTAGGGCGGTCAAGCCGCAGGAAGCGATAGGTCTCTGATTTGAAGACGGCGACCGACACCTTCCAGAGCTTCACGCCACGCCGGATTGTGCGGCCATGCTCGTTGACATCGACATAGGTCGGGCCATCGACAGGCGTTGACCGGTCGAAGCCATCGACGCCTTTGATCGCGAGTGCCTGGCCGACGCCGACGCGCCGCACCCAGCTATAGACGGCGGCGGTGTTGCGCCCATCGCCCGAGTCGATCGCAAGCCGCGCGATCCGCATCCGTGCGCCGTTCTCATGGCGCCAGGTCTGGCCGAGCAAAGCGGTGAGCTTTCCCCAAACCTCCTCGCGGGAGGTGTCGCCTTCGAGCACGATGTGTTCGACGAGCGCGCTGGTGAGCTTTCGGCCCCACGCCCAGATATCAACTTCGATCCGGTCGTGCTGAACGTCGGCGCCGGCTGTCAGGATCAGGCCGCAGCCTGGCACCTTCGGCGCAAAATCTTCCCGCCGCTCGTAGAGGCGCTGCCAATCCGGCGCTTCGCCGCGTTCCTGCCACGTCTCGCCAAGTAGCGTGTTCTTTGCGGCCTTAAGCGCCGCATCATCGCCCTGAGCCGCTTCCCATTCGCGGGCGATATCGGCCCAGCCAAGCCAGCCGACCGGCGAATAGAGCCCGGAGATGTGAAAGCCGACGCAATGCGGATCGGCAGGCGTCGCGGTGGCGCGCCATTCGCCCGCCGACAGCATTGCGGTCTTGTGGTGCTCGGCGATCGGCTGATCGCAACCCTCGCAGTGATAGGCGGCGCTCGACGGTTCGCCGCTGGTCCACTTCAAACGCTCGAACTTGAGCCATTGCAGCATGCCGCAATGCGGGCACGGCACGAAGAAGCGGCGCTGATCGCTCGCTTCGAATTCGCGCTCGATCCGGGACAGGCCCTTGATCGTCGGCGTCGAAACCAGAAACACCTTGGCGCGGTGGCCAAAGGTGCGCGTGCGGGCGATGGCAAGGGCGACTGGATCGCCTTCGCCATCCACATCGCCCTCATAGGCGTCCACCTCGTCGAGGAAGACATATCGCGCAGGCATCGACCGCAGACCGACGGCGGAATTGGCGCCGGTCAGCACGAGCTGCCCGCCTGCGAATTTCTTGGCGAGAACCGTGTTGCCGCTATCGCGCGAGCGCGACGGCAGGATCAGCGCCCGAAGTTCCGGGCTTTCATCGATCAGCGGCTCGATACGCTGTTGCGACAGGCGTTTGGCGAGATCGGTCGTCGGCTGAACGCCGAGGAACGGTCCCGGTGCCTGATGGATGCAATAGCCGATCCAGTTGTTCCCCGCCTCGGTCGCGCCAACCTGCGCCGCTTTCATGAACACGATCCGCCGGGCCGAACTGCCGGGCGAGAGCGCATCCATGACGCCGCGCATATAAGGCGTCCGATCGGTTCGATAACGGCCCGCCTCGGATGAGGCGCGCGAGGACAGAAAGCGATAGCGATCCGCCCACGCCGAAACCGTCAGCGCCGGATCGGGCGCAAGGCCGTGGCTCCAGGCGGTGATGATCTCCGCGCGTCCGTCGAAGCTTTCATCGAAGCGTGTGCTGGAGTTCTGGGCCGATTTCGCTGAGTTCTGCGAGGTGGCGTCGGACATGGACTTCGAGAACCTGCTCGCAGCGGTGAGGATCGATTTGCAGTTCGGCGGCGATCAGGGCGGCGGCGCGCGCCGGCCATTGCACCCAGGCGTCGCGTTCGCGCCTGGCGAGCGCAAAGACCGTTGAGACCGCGCGCGAGCGATCAACGAGATCGCCCTTGAGCTTGCCAAGGCGGATACGGCGCTCCTGCGCCTTGATCACCTCGTTGGCGGTGCGCGCCTGGACGAAGGTCATGTTGCCGGCGGCGGGCGCGGGCTCGCCGCTTTCGCGCAAGGTCTCACGGACGGCTTCGACGGCCGCCAACGGTACCGGACGCGGCGTGCCGCGCGGTGGCGGCGGCGATTTCGCCACGGGGCGCACCTGCGCGGGATCGGAGCTCGATCCCCAGGCGCGATCTGCCTTCGCAGGATCGATCGTGCCGTCGTCCTCAACAGTGATCCGGCCCGAGGCGATGGCCTTTCGAACCGCCATGTCGGAGACGCCGCGATGGCGCGCATAGGCCCTCCGCGACAGACCCATGGGCTGCGCTCCCAATCGAAAATAATGAGCGATTAGAGCGACTTAGGAGTTGCTCCGATTTGTGTGTCGAGGCTGTCTGCGACCCGTTCTAACCCACGGAGATCGCTCATGAAAAGCCGCCGCAAAGCTCATCCCGCCGACGCCGCCAACGCTGCGGTCCTTGCCCAGGCCGTACGCTTCGACGTCGCCCTGTTCCTCGGAACCGGGCGCTACGCCCGGGCGAGCGCACTGAGCCTTGAAGATGCGCGGATCGAGGCGATGCGCCTCGTCGCCGAGAACCCGACCCCGTTCGGCAGGCGCCTTCCGCTGATCTACGGCGTCACCGCCGAAGGCCGCTCGGCGCTTGTCACCTCGAACTAAACCCCAATCTGAAGGAGCACGACCATGACCATGGAAGCCGCGACCTACGACAAGAAGTTCAACGCCCAGCGGGGCGCGCAGCGCGCCGGGCTGAAGCCCGGCGAGTTCGAAGTGTTCAAGACGCCCGATGGCCGGTTCGGCTGGCGGGCAATTGCGCCCGCCAGCGACGATCAAGCGCCGATCCAGATCACGGAGCCCGAGCAGGCAACGTCGCCAACCAGCCCAAAGCTTGGCAAGCGAAAGGCGATCATCGAACAGGCGCAGTCGGGCGCGCTTCCGGCAGCGCCGGATTTCTCGAAGCCGACGCATGCGCGGTTTCGGGCGAAACTCGCCAAGCTGGTGGCGCTCGCCGAGGTGGGCGATGTCGAAGGCCTCAAGGCCATCGAGATCAACCCGGTTTCAACGAGCCCGAAGGCCATGGCGCGCTATCGCGATCTGGCAATCATCGCCATTGAGGCGCGCCGCATGGCGGCGTGATCAGGGCCGGGCAGGCCCAGCGACATTCCAGAACACGACGCGGCCCGGACCTTTCCGGGCCGTCATCGTTTCCCACGCCTTCGCGTCATAATGCGGATCAGATGGAAACGGCGATATCGCTTTCGCGACATCGGAGAATGGGCGCGGATAGATGTGGATCGTGGCGTTTGCCACGTCCTGCGGTTCAAGTTCGCGTCCGACCTGAACGGCATGACGCCGGGCACGAGGCCATGCTCTCGCCAGCGCCCGGGCGAGCACGCCGGAGCCCGCCGCACACCAGACTTCATCGGGATCAAGCTCGGTCGCCAGCGCGCCGTCTGCAAGGCGCGTGATGGCTTCGGGCAAATCGACGCCGAAGGGCACAAGCCGCGCGCCGCTGGTTTTCGCATAGTCCTTGGCGCGGGCTTGCACGACCGAGAGATAGCCGGGCCGAACCGGCACCACCTTCGCGCCGAGCCTTGCCGCTTCCAGCGTTCGCGGATGGAGCTTCGCCCGCGCCGCGACGAAGATCGTCGCGCGCTTGCCGAGATCCTTCGCAACGGTCGCAAGCGCCGTTTGTGCGCCGCCCTCAGCCGGGCTGGCGTAGACGGCTTCATTGACGCCTTCGAACAGCACCGGCATGAACCGCGCTTTCGTGCCGCCCGGAAAGAGATCGTCGCGAACGACCCAGACACCGCCATGCTCGCGAACGATTGGCGCGGTCATGGCAGCGCCTCGTCGATCTCGCCGAATTCAACCTCGCCGCAGGCTTCCGTTGCGCGCCGGGGATCGCCTTTGACGAAGACCAGAACGCTTTGGTGGGTGCGCCCGAGTTTGCGCGCGGCGGTGAACTGCCGGCCTGTGCGGATCGGCAGCGATCCAACGGCGGTCACGAGGATCGCCTCGTTGTAGAAACGCGCGCCCGCCGCCTCGAACGCTTCGACCGTTCGGCCTGGCAGGTTGACGTAGAAACCGCGGTCGTCGCGCACATCACCGACAACCCAGACTGCGAAACGGTCATCCCTCAGCCTTGCGACGGCGGCGGCGATGATCGCGGCCTGCGCCTCAAAGAATGCGCCCTTGTCCATCGTCGAAAGATCGGCTGGATCGTCGGAATAGCGTTCGAGGTTCCAATAGGGCGGGCAGGAGAAGATCAGGTCCGCCGAGACATCCGAAGCAATCGCGCCGAGCTCGCGCGCGTCGCCCACGCGCCATTCCGGCATCGGGTCGGCGGCGATTGCGACCTGCGCGCGGTTCGCCTCGACCTGCTCGGGCCGAAGTTCGATCCCGACGTAGCGACGCCCCAGGCGCGAGGCGACGATGCCGCGCACCGAGCCG